GTGTATAGACCGGTGGTAGATATACTCTAGTATAGATTATTATATTGGTATATAATGGTTCGGTAAAAAATCTTTTTTAAGGCGCTTCGCGCATGTGGGGTGATAATTATGCCCGGATGCTGAGACTTCGATCGTGCAGCAAATTGATTAAGGTAGTAATGCCTTCTATAGTATGATCATTGCGCAGACTCTTATAAGCTAGGTTTGGTGTGGAAAATTCGCCCTCGGGTGTTTTTAGGCCTAGTTTACGATACTTACGCAGTAGTGATAGGCATTGTCTACAGGTCTTCAAATCACCACTCATTATGGCAGTTTTGATTAATTTATGCCACATTTCCACAGCCTTTTTGACAGCTTTTTCGTCATATTGGGGCAGTTTTTGCCCCGGCTCTTTTATCCACTGGTCTTTGACTATACTGTAAGCTGCTGATACCGCCGGATGATCCTGATCTTCTATATACAGCTCTACAGGTATGCCCGCAATGGTGATCTTGTGCTCACGCTTGTAAAGCAAGCGTTTGGTATCAAATAATTCGGCTAGTTCGCGATCACAACTAGTTGACGCAAAGTCAGCTATGATATGTAGGTCAATGTCCGAGTGTTCTGAATAATTGTAGTTAGCGTTGCCCCCAGCTAGTCGAATATCCACTACGTCCACAGGAACATCTACATAGTCAAGAAAGTCTTCGGCTATGCGTAAGAGTGCGCCCTTGACTTCACTCTTTAGACGATCGTGGTCCCATAGACGAGGATTTAGTTCTTGGTGTTGACCTATCGGTTCAGCATACTCTTTATTAATCATAGTTCTGTATTTAGCTGGTAAATAATTGTATGCCGAAGAAAAAATATGAAGGTTACTTGTTAGCCGCAAACCCAGCAAACCCCAAAGACGAACTAGCTAGATCGGTTATATTATTACTGCGCCATGCAGATGATCTTGCTATCGGTCTACAAATTAACCGAGCACTAACTACTCCTACACTAGCCGAAGTTTCGGAAAGAAACGGTATCGATATCATGCAGGATGAACCCTTGTGGTACGGGGGCAATATCGAAGAGCGTAAGATACATGTAGTACACTCAACCGATTGGATGGGTGTTAGCTCAATGGAACTTACTCCTGAGATAGCTGTAACCAACGACATCTCTATACTATCGGCTGTTAGCCGCGGCGAAGGACCTGAGTTCTTTAGAGCTTGTACGGGCTACTGGCTATGGGGTGAGGGACGTATGAATCGTATGCTAGACCCGCATTCAACAGACGAACCAATGAAGTGGGAAATAGTACCCGCTACAACAGAAACTGTATTTGCTGAAGAAGGTCTCGATCAGTGGTTACTGGCTCTAGATCGTACAGCAGAATTTCAAACAGCCAATTGGCTTTAATCTCTTTCGGGATTTAATCCTGCTAGAATATTTCTAATCATAGGTGCCGGAGTCTTATCAGTTTTGATCTTTGGCACTGCAGCACCTTGTGTGGGATCTACTTCTCCGGTTTCTGGATCGGCAGTTACTGTACTAGTACGTTTAAGTCCTTGATATACCGAATTGGGTCCTGGTTTGCTAGAACTAAAACTAGCTTCTTCTTCCTCGCCTAGATCACTAATACGCAGTGTGTCGATATTAAAATCTAATTCAACCTTTTGTCCCACACCTGAACTAGAACGTGTTTTCATAAACTGAATTTGATAGCGTCCACGTTCTTTCATAGCACGGCTTGTGAAGATACCTATGACATTATCTGCTGTCATGATCTTACTCAAACCGCCCGAAATATGTGAGTGATCAAATTCAATTTCTTCAACAGCTGCACGATTTAATTGTGATGCTGTTACTGTAATACATTGAGTTTCCATAGCCAAGTTTCTGATCTCTTCTGACACATATTTGTCTTTAACAAACAGATCACTGGGCGACACCTTCACTGATAAAGGCATCATCAAATCTAAGTAATCGATTAAGATTACGTCTGGTTTCACACCTTTTTTGACCTGATATTCTTTCAAATAGGCTCGAATATCGTTACAATTTTTCCCCGAAGGCATATACTTAACCTGCAGGTTTCCTGCCTGTTTGCCCATCATCTTAACTTTGAGTTCTACATCATCTAAGTTCTTAAAAATCTCACGAGTGCCAATTCCTGTGGTCATTGAATCTAAACGCATGGCAACTAACCCTTCGCTCAACTCAAATGTTAGATACAGAACATTAAGTCCTGCCAGTGCCCAGTTAACTCCCATGTTGGCAAGGAATAATGATTTACCTCCGCCGGAGCCGGCACAAAATATATTAAGTTCTCCACGATTGAATCCTCCGTACAGTTTCTTATCAATTGAAGGCCATCCTGTTGATATCTGTCCATTGCCATCTTTGAGCTTAGTTAAACGTGCTTTAGGGTCTTCAAAGTAATCAGTACCCATATCTTTGTTTAAGGATATTTGAATAGCATCCTTAATTAGTTTTTCTACAGGACCGTAATCACCTTCTTCTAGTAAGTCTGCTGATTTAAGAATAGCTCGCTCTAGACCTTTATGTCGACTAAAGTTTTCAAATTCGTCCATTAGCCAATCATAATTTTCTCTAGGTAACGCTACAGGGTTTAAATCAATTCTACAGCTGGCATTGACAATAGCAGCTTCGGGCATGACCTTGTATTCGTCTACATATTTGGTCATAAACTCTGCTGTGTCTTGTAGTCTTTGATCAAAGTTTTCTGGATCAAAAATGTTTTGAACACGAGCAAATGTTTCAGCATCTGAAAGGAACATTTCCAGATACAGGCGTTGCATATCATAATCGTAATTTGGTTTATTCATGTAGGCTTTCTAATTTCTTCTTCAGTAGTTGTATTTTTATCTCGTTTGCTTCTCGGTACTGCAAGATTGTGAGTAAGGCATATAACCGTCCGTACCTCTTGACAGCATCGGCTACGTCCTTAATGCCTTCTTCCCACGGCGGCATGCTCACAGACCATTTATTATCTATAGCTGCCTTAATTAACTTAGCCCCCGGGCGATCTCTATCTGGTACTACAATAACTTCTTTACCTAATGCGTTGATACGAGCACATTGAGTTTCGTTTGGTTCGTTATGCATAATAGCTACACCGTCTACGGCAATAGCATCAAACTGCCCTTCTACTACAATAACATACTGACGGTCATAACTCTGACGATCTAGGTTAAACACATAACCTGGTTGAGCATCAGTAAGATATTTTGGTTTACCATCTTTAATCTTTCGACCTGTGTAGCCAACAATCTTGCCGTCGTTATAAAAGGGGATAATCACACGATCTTTAAATCCGCTAGTCGGTGACCACATCCAATCATACCATTCGGGCATCATACCTCGGTCTAAAATATAATCCAACACGCTAATCAATTCTAGATCACTACATCCTTCCTCTGCCCACTTAACGATTGTTTGACAATCTTCGGGTAATGTTTTTTCTTCTAAGGTAAAGTTTAAAGGCTTCTTAGTAGAACCTATTTGATCTTCTTTTAAACGAAGTGCAACCAGACCTAACTTGCTAATATCAGTATCACTTAATCCTAACCATTTGAATAGTTGTTTGGTGTTGTTGCTTAACAAGTGACCGGTAGTCCAACCTGCTTTGAAATTACAGTTAAAACAATGGTAAGAAAAGCCGCCTTTAGGATTTGGCATTATGCCCCCACGTTGACGATCGTCTCTACTTTCTCCTCTATGGTGACAGCAGACAGCGTTAAAGCTGATCCACCCAGAAGGTGTTTGCTTACGCTTTGGTGGTAAGAGAGCTGTCAATGTTGCATAGATTTCATCCATGCTTATATTTTAACTTCTATATAGGACTTTGTCAAATGATCCGTAGAAACTAGGATCGTCATTTCCTGAACCTGCTGGAGCAGTTGCCGGCACATACATTATTCGAATATAGGAAAATATACCGTTAAAGTTTTGGTAATCGATTCCGGTAAATCCGCTGTATGTTTGGGTAGAAATAGTTACATATCTATCTGTACTACCCGGAGTATTGTATAAGGTACCTTGAATATAAACTGTGCCTTTGAAATTGGTCATATACATAGCTACAGTATGCAATGCGGTGTTCGAGTTATATTCTGGATAAGCGTAGATATTTCCGCTCTTGTGTTCGTATAATTGAGTATGACTATTGTAGCTCTTCAAGAAACTTACAATCTCTTGGCTAGGTTGTAGTACAGGATAAACATCATCGCTAACATACACAGTACCTGGGATACCATAATAGGTGTTGGCGTATGCTGGTAAGTATGTGCCGTCTGATGGGTCTTGATAAGTTACTGAATATTTGTAAGCCGATTTGGTGAGATCAACAGTTTCGCTTTCTAGTAAAGATAATAGAGCTAATCCACGTGTGCTAGTTGTTATACCGTCATCGATAATGGCTAGATCTTTTTGTAGTACTAATTGTTGGCTAGCAGCATCAAACATACTAAAGACATAGGTAGTAGTGCTTGAAACAGGGATACGTTTTTGATCGCTGTTTTTAAATTGGATACGCACCTGATTCTTGATGCCTTTTTGTATCTTTAAGTCGCGTTGGTACATAATCTGATTAACTCCTCTAACGGTACTATCCAAATCTAGTATAACCTCTAGAGTGTTCGGATATAAATAAACTGGTAAACTTTGCATATGAGTATTTATTGATAACGATGTCCAACACCTTCCAAGAAAACTATCCCTTCATATCCTGCGTAAAATCTAATGACATAGAGTATGTGGGTATTATTATCAATTTTGATAATTATGTCGTTAGCTTATATGACATTTCTATGATCAAAACCGACGAAGATCGAGCAGCTTTTTTAGAAATGGGCGAAGTTTGGTGGTGGGAAAGCAATCGTCGTATTCCTATTAATATATTCTTAAAACGTGAAATGGCTGCGTTTAGACCATTAATTAAAACATTCAACAGCAAAGATGCCGAGCTAGTGTTTGGTCCAATGGTTAATCTTAGCGATATCGCAGAAAAACGTGTTAAACGTAAATCAATACAACTAGTTCGTACGCCTAGGCGTACGGCTGACTAACCCCTTCGCAGATACGATTCATCTGTACAACAATAGCATGAGCATAACTAATAGCATGGGCGTGTTTAAAACTATACTCGTCCGTCTTAGTCCAAATTTCATCCTTAATCGCATCGAAGTCTTTTTCTTGACATACTGGGATGAGGTGTTTTTTACCCGGACGAAGTAAAGCCAAGAATATAGCTAATTGTTCAATACTTCTCGGCTTCAATCTAGCAATAAGTTCGTGATATCCATTGACGTGAAATATCATATCGCAAAATTCTTTTTGTTCTAATAAATCCCACAACGGCTCTACTGCTAATAATTCTTTAAGATGTTCTTCGCTTCTAACACCTTCATAGGCACTGACATTGAGAAAGTCTATTTTAAAATATCCACGTGCTTCAGCTGTTTTATAATCGATGCTAGCTAGCCCTGTTAATGGATTAACTGGAATAGTATGACAATATACACCTGTGTTATGTTTCTTTGTACCATCGATGGCTGCTGGCACATTTTGAATAATATCTAAAATTTTAGTTCTATCTGAAAAGTCTATATCAATATCTGGCATTATCGCCTCCGCACATTTTTAATAACATTTTATAATGTTCATAGGCTTTTTTTACCGCAGGGACATTATCTCTAATTGCTAACTCTTTGTATTTTTGTTCGTCTACAATATTTAAAAATTCGTCCAACCTATAAATCGGAATATGTATAGCAACTGCTTCTACTTCTTCAATTGTATAATGTACATTAGGATCTTCATAATCGATACAATCCTGCATAACGTGCCTGACAAATTTTCTATTGCTCTTTTCTGGATGTGCATCGAACGCCTTACAAAAATTTTGTAAAGGTTGCGAAAGTGCCTGAGGGGCAGTCATTTAATCCCTACCTCTGCACAAATTTCTTTTACAAGAGCAACGTCTGCTGGCACATCTTTAAATCTACGAACCCAATACTGTACATCAAATGCTGGACCGATCATATTTAATTGTTCGTCGGTCATACTATTAATCATAGCGTACCCAGAAGTACTGTTTAATATAATCCAAGGACTTATATGTCCGTTTAATATATCATGTACTGCTCTATTAAGACTAACATATAAAAAATAATGACTAAACTCAGCATTGTGTTCGTCGGCCCATCCCATCATAGTAGCAATAGATCGTTGTACTGCTGACTCGACAGGTTCTGATTTAATTGTTTCGTACAGATACGATTCATACAATTCATCTCTACACCAGTGGTCTAATTTAACTCCACTCTTGATTACATAGTCTATAAACTTATCTGGATATAACGGATTGACATTATTAATGAAGCTGCCAAACTTTACAAAGGCATTGTAATAAGCTGTGTCGCAAAACTCTTCATAAGTCTTGAGTTTCTTACCGCCTTGAGCTAATTGCCAAAAACGATTAAAAGCCATAAAGCCTGCTTGTACTCGTTTTTCATCTTTTTGTAGAGCACGACGTTTACGTTCGCACATGTGGGCAACAAGAGTTTTTTCTTTCATAAAACTCTTGCCGCAATGTACACAAGTAAATGGTTGTTGCTCTAACTTAAACATTATTCTTTGTATGTTCCGTTTAATTTTCTTGCCAATACCGATGCGTATTCCCAGTGCTGTTCGGGTGTTTCGAAATCGCCGTTAACATATAATCTTACATCGTGAGCAAAGTCATTATCTTCTAGATATACCCGGCCGTCGTTTGCGACAGCAACTGTCCATAATCCTATTTTCATTCGTATTCTTTCCGTTGTTTTTTATCGAATCCCATCTTGTCGAACAGCTCTTTAATGTCATCCTTGTCCATCTTTTTAGCCAACATTTTAATTTCGGACATCTTCATAGCGGGATACAGCTCACACAAAAGTTTTTCAATTTTATTAGCTTTTTCTTTTTTACCTGCAGCTAAGTATGGATGATAACAATTAACTCCTGCACCTGTGGCTGCAAATAATTTCCATAGTAAGCCTTTGTGATTCTTACTAAGATCCCAATGATTTTTATTAACCATTTCGTTGGTCATTTCTACAAACCATTCTTGAATATCTCGATCGCCTTGTACGTTACTTGTATAACGCATAAGAATATATGGACTAAATGCTTTCTTTTCTTCGTCAGTGAGATTATCGTAAAAATTATAATCTTTACGATCTACTCTGTTTAATTCACGTTTGATATCAAGTTTTGCTGCCATCTTGTTCCTTAATGTGTGGCTCTAACCCTTTGTCCTTAACTGCAGCCTTATACCAGTTTGTAAGAGGTTCTGATTCTTGAAACCCTTTATACAATGCTTGACATCCTAAAGCTGTATTTTTACTACCTGTAGTATTATGGTATAGAGCTTGATATCCAACAGCAATATTATGATTTGCCATGATCTTTTCCTAGATGATATATTGTTATTATACGATCAAGTTCTTTTTTTAACGTAGGATTTGTTTCAGCTTGGTCAAGAATATCTCTCCAAATAATTTCTTCAGACATTCTTTTTAATTCTAATTGAGTATCATAATCCCAACCAATAGGGATTCGAGATAATGGGTCAGCACCTGCTTCTCGAGCGTAAGTCACACCGTCTGCTCTTTCATAGATATAAGTTGCTTCGGGTTTGAGCTGTCCCATTTAATAACTCCTGTGCTGTTTCTGTAACCAAGTATCGACCTGTATCTAGCTCGCTAAATTGTTCGATTACTTCTCTGTGTAAAGGTAATTCGTCCAAGGCAATAGTTTCTTTTTCTTTACACTCTAAGTTGGCCTGTAAGTGA